CATTTCTCTTGTGCCTTTCTTAATTCTTACCAACAAAATAACCAATCATGTAAAACACAACGGCTACTACCATTGGATGCAATAAGCAACGACCACTAAAATACCAATCTATTAGTTTGTTCATTTCTCTTGTGCCTTTCTTAGTATTGCTTTAGCAAACTCTTTAACATTTAAAGTATCAGCAAAATGCCCTTTTTCTGTATATTGAGTTTTCAATTTTTCTATTTCCTCATCCGTTAGTTCTTTTACTGGATGGGTATAGAGTGGTGTATTGATTTCAGCTTCATCATCTTTGTCCCATTCTAAATAGCCATGTTCGCCATCTTTACCTTTGCGGTTTATCCACGCTACTGGTTTATTCATTCTTCCTCCACAGGTATCCAGCTTTTGATATTCACGCTCATCAACCTAATCTCTGCTTGAGCATTAAGGCAATGGTCGTGAGCTTTTTCAAAGTCTCTTTTAAGTAGGGCTTCGTGTGCTTCTTTAATTTGCTTTAGTGCTTCTAAATAATATGTTGAGTAATCCATTAACAATCTCCGTAACTTTGTCCATAGCCAGCTTCACAATTCACTGGCAAACCTTTCGCCCAATCGGGTGTCCATCGCATACATTCTTGCACATACGCCATAGCCTCCTCGATTTCCTCTTTAGGTGCTATACAAGCCACCGCATCATGCACTGTTAATACAGGCTTATACTTCTTAGCTATCCTCAACATCTGCTCGCCAATAATACAGCGAGCTAGTGCTTGGCAAATGTTCTCTACCAATTTACCTCCGTAAATTTTAACAGAACCACGCCTTGCATCATACACATACTGCTCACCATCATCTGTTCTCACCTTTCTTAAGTTAGGGTATCGTTGATATAAACCATTAGGTAATAAGATACCTTCTGTACCATGCACCTCTACACAGCCATTGCCAAACGGAGTGTTTTGGTTCTTGACCATTGCTTCAATTGCGTGACGTCCCGCTGTCCACAGTAACGGGATTTGTGGATAAGTCTGGCGGTAGACTTGAATGATATGGATAGCTTCCGATTCTTCAATTTCCGTACCAAAGGTTTTGAGTTGTATCCCAAATTTCTTAGCCCCCATGCCATAGCCAGCTCCAAGAATTGTGGTCTTCCCGACAAACCTCTCGTTAGGCAAAACTTCGTTAATATCTTTTGAGTAGATGGCACTAGCCATAATCTTGTAGACATCTTCACCATTCTTAAAGTTCTCCGTTAAATCATCTTGTCCTGACAGCCAAGCCAGCATTCGTGCCTCAATCTGCGAGGAGTCGCTATCAATTAAATAGTAGCCCTCAGGCGCTTTGATTGAGAACTTGAGCTTGTTGGCGTTCTTGCCACGACTAGGTAGATTTTGTAAGTTAATCTTATCTGCACCACCCCAACGCCCAGTATGAGCCGCATAGTATTGCAAGGGTACAGGCATCATGCCACGCTCGGCAATACCCATAAACCTTTCTGTGCGTGTCTCTTCAAGGGTAGACTTGTTCCCTAACCGAGCTGCAACTAATGCTTGCACTCGTAGGTCTTCATGTTCAGCCAAAGCCTTAAACTCCTCATCGGACTTAGCCATAGCTAAGGTCTCCTTTCCGGTTGCGGGACTAATCTTCGTAGGAGGGGTAACCCCTAGGTTGATGAGCATCTGTGCAAACTTCTGGTTTGACATCAGGTCGTCTCGAGTTTCGACCCCCGCTTCCTCAAAGAGAAGAGCTTTTCTATACTTGACTTCTGCTAGGTGTTGCTTTAACAGGTTTTGGTCAAGTATAAGAGATGGTTCTGAAAACATCCTTATGGTTATATCTATAAGTTTAAGTTCTGATACATGGAAATGTGGAGCTAGCTTTTTAAACAACTTAGCGGTCAACTCCACATCGTTCTTGCAATACTCTCCATACTGTGTAAGGTCTTGCGCACTAAAATCTTCTAAGCGTTTGCCCCGAGCGTCAACAACCTCAGTACCTTTGACACCGAGCTCGTAGAATAATGATAGTTTCGCTAAAGAATTGCCTACCTCTGTGCCATGAATAGCACGAGCCATGCTTAACGTGTCCAGTATCGCCTTAGGTACAATGTTATAACGCCAACTAAGAATTGAAGCATCAAATAAAGCATTATGGGCAAGGAGAGCAGCATTGCTCCAGTCAAAATTACCCAAAAAGCTACTAACTCCGCCATCATCCCCAGCATACCAAATTGTTTCTTCCTCATTTACTTTAACTCCTACTCCGATTGTCTGAAACAAAGGGCTTCGTATATATTCTTCTGTCGTGATTTTGCTAAGTGAAAATTGTTGGTCATAGTATGTTTCAAAGTCCAAACTGATTATTTGCATGTTCCTCTACCGCTTCTCTCAATGAGTTATTTAATATTTCTTGTGCCATCTTTACCATACCAGCCGATGTAATAATTTGTGTAGGTACTTTAGTTATTGGTACTTCGGATGCCCACAATACTTGTTTATACGCACGATACCCTTCGACATAACTCTCAGGCTGGGCTACATCCCCATAGGTTTCTTTGACCCATTTAAAGTATTTTTCTTTGCTTTTCCAAGGCCACTTCTTTAGTGGGTATTTAAGTATCTTTTGCCTGATTGTTTTAGGTTGCCTACTCATATCTCATCTCGTAGGGGCTGGTAGGGGCATGATGATAATGTCTTTCACACCACCACTATTTGGGTCAATCACAATGATTTGGGCGAATACATCTAAGGCAAGCCCTAGCACAAGCACTATAAACATAAAACCTAGTAGCCACTTAATCATTTTTCTTCCTCGTTCTTTTGATTGCAGTTATACCAACTTCTTCTTTTGGTTTGCGTGCTTCGAGCATTGCATCGGCTATTTGGTAGCACATGTTTGCATCAAACTCTTTGTTATCTTTAAATGTCCTGCACATCATCGCAAACATAGCAAAACAATCTCTTAGGTCTTGTTCATTCATAGACCATCCAACCCATCATGCCATGTATACCCAAAGAAAATCTTATGGGTAAGGCGTTGCCAAAGACTAGGCTTTTCATCTGCTGGCACTTTCATCATGCCGTCAAACATAACCCAGTACCCAATGGGCTTGGCAACCTTGAACTCACGATACTTCTGACCTGATACACCTTCGATAACATCGTCACTCATCTTTTTGTATCCTCTACTGCGTTAAATTGTTCTTCAAGTTCAGGGTGGTAAGTCTGCATCCACCACATAAACATCTTTGCGGCTTTCCCTACATCAGTAGTTTCACCCACATCATCTTGTACTAATATAGAGCCTTCTTTAGTTATGGTTAAAGGCGCAGTTACTGTTGTTTGGGGTGTTGTCCATGCAACTCCAGTAGATGTTGAAGTTAAGGTGTAGTTCCCATTATTTATCGCTGTACCAATCCCATTACTTACATAGCTCATTACTTCACCTCATCACAACGCTCAATCAAAGCGGCATAACCACATACATCAACTAAGTTATCACGATGGCTAGGGTCATTGGCAAAGCGTGCAACCTTAACTAACATCATCATAGCGGCTACATCTTTAGCGGTAACATTAAAGTTCCCATCGTCCATGTTGTTCATGTAGGCAGTCCACATGCTAGCAATGGTCTTGAGATTCTTAGCGGGATGTCCGTAAGTCTTTTCTCTGTCACCATAAATAATGGATTGCGCTTCCTCAAGCACAGATACCTTTGATTTCATGCGTGGCTTTTCTTTCTTAGCTTTAGCAGTGGTAATGTCATGCACCATCTTGTTATGCTCTAATACCTTATCCAAAGCATCCTCTAGCACATCTTGACTACTAACTGTTGCGCCAACTGCTGTTACTTCCTCGGTTACTTGTGTCCAGCTCATTCTAATACTCCTTTTAATAACATATCAAATGTTGCCCCTTGCGCTGGCAACCCCACATCTAACAGTAGTGCTAAGTCTTCTAACCCATGCTCATTAACTACTATTGCGATACCGCCTGAGTTCATGATATCGGCTAAGTTCTTATCTTGTAAGGCAGTAGTTTTACCTTTACCCGCCTTAGCTTCGATACCTACAAACCTACCCTTAATACATGCCACAAAATCAGGCACACCACTACTACCAAAACCACTTGTAACGGGTGTAAAATAATACACCTTATGTTTCTCAAGTAGGGCTTTAATCTCCTTCTTGACTTTAACTTCAGGCTTTGTTGCCATATATCCTCTCCAAATCAGGTGTTTCCATCAGGTAAAAAATAGAATCAGTTATTTTCTTACCAACTCCCTCAACTGTTACGCCTTGGTCTACAATCATCAATACGGATAGGGAATCTTGCACCCATTGGGGCAAATCCTCCTGCTTAAAACTTTCCCTAATTTTACCCGTACTACTTGGCATTGTAAAGTCATTTAGTTCAACCATACCATTGTTTAGTACATGAACCCGCCATACATTCGTTAGGGGTAATTCAAACTGTTCTTGAATCATGGCTAAAACTACAGTCGTATCACCAGTCGTTGTATACCCACCAAATAACGCATCGTCTACTGCTTTCCAATTCCATCTAGGGCTCTCGCTATCAAAGCCATAGTTATATAGCTGTCCGACCCTCGTCATCACTACTCCTCTAGTAGCACCAAGTAGATGCCTGTGTCTTCCTTCATCCCAACATCCTCATCGAACTGGCCCTTGTCTGTTACATCTAATACATCCAACTTTCCA